CGCTCCACCTTTTCCATGAAAAGGTCCGGGACCCACATGGCCGTGAAAAGGTCGCGGCACCTCATCTCTTCGTCGCCCTGGTTCAGACGAAGCTCCAGAAACTCCATGACGTCGGCGTGCCACGGCTCGAGGTACATGGCGAAAGAACCCTTGCGTTTGCCACCACCCTGGTTCACGTACCGGGCGGTATTGTTGAAGACGCGGAGCATAGGCACGATGCCGTCAGCCACGCCGTTTGTGAGCTTGATTCGTGTCCCGTTCGCGCGGATATTCGAACAGTGAATTCCAATGCCCCCGGACCATTTGGAGATGTGTGCACACTCCTTGAGGGTCTCGTAGATACCCTCGATGCTGTCATCTTTCATGGCTACCAGAAAGCAACTCGACAACTGCGGATGGTTTGTGGAAGAATTGAAAAGCGTGGGCGTCGCATGTGTAAAATACTTGCGGGACATAAGGTCATAAGTCTCCCGGGCCCGCCGGAGACACTCCGTTGTCTCCGCGCCGTGAATACCGAGCGCCACGCGCATGAACAGGTACTGGGGCGTCTCACCGACGTTCAGGTAACCACGCTGGAGCGTCTTGATTCCAAAGTACCCAAAGTCGTAGTCGCGCTTCGGGTCGACCCATGCATCCATCTCGAGCTTGATACACTTCATGAACTCGTCGGATACTATACCCTTGACGTGGAGAGCAACCATGGCGTCGCTGAACGTCTTGGGGCAATTCTTTTGAAGATTTGAGACCGTGACACGCATGGCCAAAGTCTCATAGTCCGGGTGCTCGGTGATCATAGCCACCGCCACCTCGGCTGTCAGGTTATCGATTTCTGAAGTGGAAATACCATCGTACATGCTCTGAAAAACCTTCTGGGCCACCTTGTCTGGCTGGACGTTCAGGGGCTCAAATTCTGGCGCCTGGTTGAGTTTTGAAATTCGCCGGGTCACCTTGTCGAACAACATCTCGACGACATCACCCGACCTCTTGACGACCTTCATTGTGTAATAAGCGACGGCTTTTTTTATCCTCGTCTAACATCAAATGAGCACTCGTCTGCTCCCAACGCCCCTGTCGGACGCCTTCTTTTCCGACTTTAACCGTGCGCAGGTTCACAACATGATTATCGACTCTGTCCAGGCCAAGACGGGTGTGAGAATCGAGCGTCAGAATGACGCGGATCTACAGGCTCTCATGAAGCGTGTGTGGGCCAACATGTCTCGTGACCAGTACCGAGACGTGCGTGGCCAGGTCGAGGCCATGAACGTCCAAACGGTCAAGGAGGCGACGGCCACCGTCTCGACGGGTGTCCTCCAGCAGCTCGTGTACCTGCGCGACATCTCTTCGAACCCAGTGCCCCTGGCGGCGCCAGTCAGCACCAGCACGTACGGAAATAAAATGCCATACAACAGCAAGATTGCGTTCTAGATGCGCGCCCTTGATGACATTCTGATTGGTTTCTTCATATTCTTCGCCATCGACCGCGCCATTCGTCTCTTCAGTAACGCGGTCGTCGAGCCATGGGCCCAGACCAAGACGGGCAACGAGCGCTCAGTGGAAAACTGGAAATTAGGTTCGGAATTCATTTTGCTTTTGGCCGCCGTCTTTGTGGTGTTCAACATGCGTCGTTTCATAGGCCGCCTGAACAAAGCTTAGAGACGTCGAGACCTTGATTTACAATGAATAAGTTTCGTGATGAAACTGCCGAGCTGTGTAAGCAGAAAGGTTGGGACAAAGCGCCAGTAAGCATCGTATGGATGTTACTGAACGAGGAAATGGGGGAACTCGCCTCGAGTATCTGACAGAATCAGAGGATTTACAAAAAGACGGGGCTCAAGAAGGACCGGGGAACAGACATAATGATGGAAATGGGTGACGTGTTTAGTTATCTCTTCCAGTTGGCCCACATGTTGAACGTTGACATGGACACGATGTGGGAGCTTCACCGACAAAAGGTCCAGACTGGAGTTTACTCTAAAAATAATGTAAGTGTATGCTAAGATGGCTACGGCCGCTGTGGCGTGTGATGACCTGAGCATCAATCGCTTCAACCCATATACGTGGTCCGGAACCTTCGGTATATATTCCGACGGGTTCCCGAGCACGATTGCTATCGATGGTTCTTACACGACCGAAATTAGCGAGGAGCCTACGGTCTATATGGAGCCTCTGGCGGGCGCTTCGGACCCCAACCTGAACGTTTCAGGTCCCATGTACTTAAAGACGGCCGAGTCAAGCCCAGCACCTTTTCGTGGATTCCCAGCTCGCAAGAACGAGTTCCCAGACGGTACTGTGACGTGGATGCGCCCAGGCCAGCCATGGAGCTGGTTCGGTGGTAAGCGCGCGTCCGATGATACATGGACAGCAACTCCAATAGGAACAGACTTACTCATTTGGCTTGTTGTTATTGCTATTATTTTATATCTTTTGTCTCGCATCAAAAAGTAGACACCTTTGGAGCCACAACTTTCACAAGTTTTTTAGACAAGTTTTCCTTTTCAATTTTCGACCGTTCATCCAATTTGGGGCAGAAATGCACCTCAAGTTGAATGCACTTGGCGCAAAAATTCCCTTCACATTCCCGACACTTCAGGAACCGATTCTTGTGGATGCACTTGGGCGGTTCCGTTTTCGCACCAAACACATCCTGGAACGCCTCCTCCGGCGTCCTCATCTTCTACTATTTCACAAACAATTTCATTCTTAAATTGTGTCGGCGGTTCATCAACCAATTCGCACAGCCCGTGTTTTCGACCAGCCACGATCCGGTCCCACACCGCCTTCATTGCCGGGAGGGTCTTGGAGAACCATTCACGGTCACGCTTGACTCGCACCACCACAAACTCTTCAACCTTTCCTTCACTCGCCGGCCGGTATTGAATAAAGTCACACTAGTCGAGGTCTGTAATTTCCAACTGAAGTTGAACCTGTGGGAAGTAGTACTTCGGCACCTTTGGTTCAATCTTCCGAGTCAGTGGGCACTTGATTTCAATGAGGAGCCCATCCTCGGTGACGCCGTCGGGTGAGGCGCCGAGCCATGGGTACTCGCGGTGTTGAACGAGCCCAATCTCGTGAGACTTGCGCCCGGTTCGTTGGTCGTACAAGTCTCGTACAAGCGGTTCGAGAAGCGTCCCATGTGCAGTGGCGGCGTTACCGGCCCACTTCGTTCGAAGAACCTTCTTTTTCACAAATGCATCTGGCGATTCATAATGGTTTTCACCAATCGCACTTGCGACGTCACTGGCCGTGATCATGTTTTCACGGAGCTCTAACCATTCCTTGGATCTTTGTTCGGCGTACTCAGCCGCAAGCAGTTCCTTCACTCGGGCTACCAGAGCGCTTTGGCTCGCGCTTTGGGGGTCCATTCTTGTTCTTAAACCGAGGGTCAGTCTTAAGTACAATTTCTGCAGCATTTTGTTCAGCCTGTTTCTTGGTGAGTGCGAAACCAGAACCGCACTCGAGGCCGTCTACCAAGACGGTGATGAAGAACTGACCGTTAAACTGTCCCTTGACCTGATACTCGGGTAGGGGGTACTTGAGCGCCTGACACCAACGCATGAGCTGGTCCTTGTAGTTGTCATCCACAAGTGACGTCTCCACTTTCGTGAATGAATTTAGAACAAAATTCTTGGCGTGAATCATGCCAAGGTCAAGGTAAATGGCACCCACAACCGCCTCAAACACATCCTCCATGATGTGCTCATTAGTGTTCCACCCGTTACGCTCACCCTTCTCGTCCATCAAAATCAATTTGTCAAGTCCCAAAATTTTAGAAATTTCACACAAAGTCTTTCCACGGACCATCTTCGTCCGGGCCTTTGTGAGAAACCCCTCCTGATGTTTTTCATATTGGTCAAAAAGATGTTTCGTAATAACAAAGCCGAGAACAGAGTCTCCCATAAACTCTAGCGTTTCGTACGAACCAGTCAGACCAGAATACCGCTTCAGGGCTGACTTGTGCGTGAAAGCTCGACGATACAAATTTAGATCCTTAATTTTTGTCCCAACCAGAGCGTTCAATTGTTCGCGTGAAAGCTCGGGTGGGGAAACAAGTTCCGCCATTTTTTGTTTTGTTATACAATAGCTCGAGATTTTTAAGTAGAGTGCGACTAAAAAACGTGTCGTGTGGGGCTCCAGGGTCGAGACAGGGATCTGCGAAACAACCAAAAACCATGGCGACCTCGATCACCTTCACGGGTTCTCCGAAGGCCATCGCCTTTTTTATCAAGAGTCTGAATAGATGGCGGGATGGCGGCCCAGAGTTTGTTCAGGGTGAGAACTACCGTCTGTCGATCTTCGATGGCTCTGATGATAGATATGATCATATTGGCACGTGTATCGGTGTGGCCGAGGATAATAAATGTTATGATTATCTTGCGGCTATGAGCACGAAGACGCTCATCGGGGCCGAAGTCATTAAGAAGTTTAATAAGGTGGCGTACAAGGGTATTGTGATGGCGTATAACAAGAAGACCAAGTACTATATGGTAGAATACGAAGATGGCGACAGTGAGGAGATGGATCGTGACGAGATTTATGAGAATATGAACTACCACGCCCCAATCTCATTTATTGAGGCCATAACATGGATCGAGGAGAGCGGCAACAAGGCTCAGTCGTTCGCAAAGGTTCTTCGGACCATCGTGGAGAACAAACCGGGGGCGCTCAAGGCCATTCCGGGGGTCTTCAAGAGGATCGTGAACGCCAACGTGTCTCCGTGTGTTCACCCTGGTTTGTGGAAGGAACTTGGGGAGACCGAAATGGAGAAGTTGTTTTACGCTAAGCGGATTTTGGAAGCTATTATTTTTACTTTTTAGTTAAACTTACGCAGCAGTCTTCGCGACCTTTGGGCGCGCCTTCTTCTCCTTGGGAGGGGCGTCTGGATAGGCCGCTGGCTTGGGCTTCTTCTCACGAGGCTTCTTCTCGCCCTCGGGCTTGGCCTCCTTGATGTAGTGTGGGTTGATGTACTTCTGGATGTTCAGGAACGTCACCTGCACGCCATCTGGAGGGTTCAGCAGATCCTTCAGAGAAGCGTCCATTGCGATGTTCTGACCAGACTTCAGGCCCTTCTCAGTCACGTACGCGTTGATGCGCGCCGTCACCTGAGAGCGGGAGATCTTCTCATCAGCCGCCAGGCCCAGGAAGGCCCGCAGCTTGTCCGTCACGTTCAGGGGCTTGTTGAAGCCGTTGTTCTGGGCGCGAGCCGCCTGCTTCTCACCCGTCGGGTCCTCAAAGTGAAGACGGATGCGACGCAGGTCCTTGCGCACAGCCTTCAGCTCCTTCGCGAGGGTCTCAAGGGTAACAGTCTCGGTGGCCATTTCTACTCTACACAGTACTAGAGCCTTTAAGCCATGAACATGCTCACAACCAATATGAACAGGAGCGCCAAAAGGGGAATCAACATTCTTTGAAACACGGTTTCTGACCGATCCTCAGGCGGCGTGTATGGTGAATCGCCTGAAAACCCCGGTCGTGGTTGTGGAGCACTCGGAAGATCGCTCATCATAAGATTTGAACCAAACCCAGCTGGAAGCGAAGTACCAGATGACGGACGAAGTTCATTTTGAACTTGAAGAATGTTTGGAAATTCTGTACTGATCGAACACGCTGGAACACAACACCCAGGGTCACACGCCGTCACCAACCCACTCTGTCTGTTAATGTAAGCGCACACCTGTGATTCAGGTGCGATAGGATTTGATAGGCACATACAACCTTTTGATATCAGGTCTGAACTACACGTCGTCATCTAGTGTTAAAGAAGAAATTAGTTCTCCATATATAATGGAGTACGGAACACCTCAGAAGCTTCCAGACGGTCGGTACTTTCTGAAGATTTCTGGTGCCCGCCATCAAGTAAATGGTCTTGTGCTTCAGGACTCTTTCGCGTCCAAGTCTGTAAACTTCAAAACTACTTCAAATATTTTCACTTCAATTGATGAGCAGATTCTAACTCAGGCCAAGCAGTCAAAGCAGGAGTGGTTTGGAAAGGATCTGAGTGATGAGACAATTCAGAATGCATTTCAGGAGAGTGTAACAGACGGAGTTCTTGGTGCATCTCTGGCAACTATTCGTGGTCAGGTTGCTACGGTTGCATATGATACGCGCAAAAATTCTGTAGAACTCCAGGACATCAAGACGGACACAGTTTGTGACTGTGTTCTTGAGCTGTCCGGACTGTGGTTTCTGAAAAAGTCATTCGGCCCTATTTGGCGGGTCATTCAGGTGCGCGTACGGGCACCACCCAAGGTTCCGGAAATTCCCAAGGATTATCTTTTCTCGGACGATCCAGACGAGCCAGAGGAGGATGATGACCCGGCCGATTATCTGGACTAAACCCAGCCCAAAAAAAATTATCAGCAACTTATAATAATATGGATCGCAAGGGACTGGCAATTCTGGTTTTGATAGGCGTCATCCTCCTGCTCCTGTTCTCGGGCAAGTCTAGCAACTTCGGTGCCCGGCCCAAGTTTAACCCAGTTGGCGCCGACGTTGGCGGCGGCGATGCCGCTCCAGTGCCCCAATCTGACGTGGGCAGCACTGATGTATCCTCTGCCAGTCTGATTCCTCGTGAGGTGGTGCAGACCGAGGACTTTGGTCAGTTCAGCCCAGACAAGATCCTGAGCGGTCAGAACTACCTGGACCCCCGCAACCAGATAGGTTACCCAGAGACCGTGGGCGGTGTTATGCGCAACTCCAACCTGCAGTTCCGCTCCGAGCCCATCAACCCCCGCACCCCTGTGAGCATCTTTAACCTCAGCACGATCCCTCCCGACACCATGCGTCCCAAGTTCGAGATTTCCCCAGAGTATCAGTAAGCGCCGCGTACAAATTTATTTAAAAAATGCTTTATAAATCATAGAAATGGACTTTAAAGCGGCTATGACCGAGTGGGTCGCCCTCAAGGCCCAATTGGCCGCAGCTCGCAAAGATCTCGGCGTTTTAAACAAGCGCGAGAAGGATCTTCGCAAGTTTGTGACTTTGCATATGAAGGAAAACGAGATTGATACCGTGAAGGTTCAGGACAAGGTCAAGGTCAATTTTAAAACGAAAAAGACCAAGGCTCCAATCACTAAGGAGATTATCAAGAAGGGTCTGAGCACCTTTTTCGGCGGGAACGAGGCTCAGGTAGAGGGTG